GCAGGTGGTGCAGGTTCTACTAGTGGCGGTAACGCAACAGGCGGCGGCGGTGGAGCAGGTGTCGTAGGTACTAGCTCATCAAGTGGTAATGGTGGTAATGGTGGTAATGGTGTAGCTAATTCCATTACAGGAAGTTCAGTTACTCGCGCAGGCGGCGGTGGTGCTTATGGTGCATCAAGCGCAGGATCAGGTGGATCAGGCGGCGGCGGTAACGGTAGCGTTGGTGGCACTGGTGGCAACGGAACAGTGAACACTGGTTCAGGTGGTGGTGGTGGTGGATCGGTTGGCGGTACAGGCGGTTCAGGACTTGTCGTCTTAAAATATCCAGACACTTACACAATTACAATCGGTGCAGGATTAACAGGATCAACAGCTGCGCCAGCAGGTGGATTCAAAGTATCTACAATTACAGCCGGTACTGGAAATGTGAGTTGGGCATAATGGCACACTACGCTTTTTTAAATGAAGATAATATTGTTACTGAGGTAATCACAGGCATTGATGAAACAGAACTAATCGAAGGATTAGACACAGAAACATGGTATGGAAACTTTCGTGGCCAAGTTTGCAAGCGGACTTCCTACAATGGAAAGATCCGTAAAAACTATGCAGGGATTGGCTTCACCTACGATCCTGTAAAAGATGTTTTTATACCACCTAAGCCAGAAGGTGCTACAGGTTTTGATGAAGAAACTTATAGATGGATTGTGCCAATAGATGACACCCAAACTCTCTAAAGCTGCAGTTCAACTCCGTGAGCAGTTCGATGATTCCTACCCAGATCGTGACCGCACATCGGATGGTTGGATCGGTGATACCAGACATGGTGCTCGTAAGTCTGATCATAATCCAGATGTCAAAGGCTGGGTACGCGCCATCGACATCGATCGTGACTTATCCGGCAAAGCCAAGCCCGACCTTATGCCCGACCTTGTTGATCAAATTCGTCTTGCCTGTAAAAAAGGATCCGAGAAGCGTGTGTCTTACATTATTTTTAACGGGTCAATCTGCTCCCCTATTCTTAGGTGGAAGTGGCGCAAGTACACAGGGGCTAACAAACACAATCACCATGTGCATTTCAGCTTTAAGAAAGAAGCTGATTTACTGGGTGAATTTTATCAAATACCTATGTTAGGCGGAAAACTATGAACCTAAAGAATCCAGCAATCCTTGCAGCAGGAGCATTTCTAGCAGCTTGGTCAGCAACCAATTTCGATTTAGACTACAGAGCAATCTTGTGGTCAGTACTATCAGGCGTGTTCGGTTATGCCACACCTAAACGATAATGACTGCGCAGGACATGGCGGTTCTTGCTGTTGCTGCCACGACCGTTATTGGTTCGTTTATTGGCTCGGTGCGATGGTTAGTAAAGCATTACCTTCAAGAATTAAAGCCAAATAGCGGATCATCAATGCGCGACCAGATTAACTTACTGGAAGCGCGTGTCGAAACCATCTTACGCATACTAGAGAAGTGACAATTATCTCATGGCAAGAAAAAAGGTTATAGACCTAGACACTTACACAGCTCTTGATGCTTGGGCTATTAGCCTGCAAGAGATGTATCGAGCATTGCGCAGAGCAGGCATGGATGTTGATTTAGCGTTAGCAATTATCATTGAGCCTACAGCTTATCCTGCGTGGATCTTGCCATCTCCAGTCGATCCAGAAAGGTTCGGCGATTATGAAGATGAGGATGATGACTAAAAAACGCTATCTAGTGATCTCGGATCTACAGATCCCATTTCACCATGAGAAGGCAGTTAAGAATCTAATCAAATTAGTTAATAAAGAGAAGTTTGATTTAGTACTAAATACGGGTGATGAGCTCGATATGCAAAGTCAAAGTAAATGGGCAAAGTCCACCCATCTAGAGTACGAAGGGCAATTAGATGCCGATCGAACTCTGGCTCAAAACATCCTATGGGATTTGCGCACCAGCGATATTACAAGATCAAACCATACGGATCGTTTATACCACACTCTCGTTAGAGGAGCTCCTAGCCTCATTGGATTACCAGAGCTTGACTACCCCCGTTTTATGGGTTTCTCAGAGTTGGGGATACGCTTTCATAAGAAACCATTTGAGTTCCACAACGGATGGGTCTTAGTTCATGGCGATGAAGGATCAATGAATTCTAACGCTGGACTTACAGCTTTAGGCTTAGCCAAGAAGTTTGGTAAATCAGTAGTTTGTGGACACACCCATAGAGCAGGCATCAGTGCCTTTACAGAGGGCATAGGAAGCCGATACAGGACTTTGTGGGGCGTAGAAGCAGGAAATGTCATGCAAAAAGAAAAGGCCGGCTATCTCAAAGCAGGGGCCGCTAACTGGCAAATGAGCGTGGCTATTATTGAGACACATGGGAACAGAGTAAGTCCTATGTTAGTGCCCATTAACAAGGATGGCTCATTTACTGTGTATGGCAAACTCTATGGATGATCTAATTCGAGACATCTTTCCTGTCAGGCGATCCATAGACGATGCAGTTGATGAAGCAGAATCGTTATCGTTTCGTTATCAAATTAAACACAAATAGTCGCAGGGCTGTGCAACACTAAGCCTGTCACCAGCCGAGGGCGCTGGTGCGATAGGAGCAAGATGACTGACAATCAAGTTGTAGGCATAGTGGTGATTCTGATACCACTAGCACTATGGATTATTTATGCACATGTCTGGGAATCAGGCTACGAGCGAGGCAAGCGCGAGGGTTATCACAGAGGTCGAGCTGTCAATAGACAAGAATTTTGGCAAGAATGATAGCTCGTGACATCCTACTCAACGCCACAGACACAATCTCTGATCGTGGCCTTTCATACGGTCATCCTGCGGACAACTTGCAACACACCGCAATGCTGCTTAGTGCATACCTACAAACACCAATACATGACTATCAGGTTGCAGGGATCATGGTTCTCGTCAAGCTCGCAAGAACCAATCAAAGCGCCCAGCACCTTGACAACTGGATCGATCTTTGCTCATACGGGGCGCTAGGCGGGCAACTAGCAACAGAGGAGAATCTACTTTATGTTTAATCTTTCGGACTATGAACCAGTAGAGGTGAGACTTGAAAAATTTATTGCAGATCACAAGGATTTTAGGATTTCAACTGAGTTGGAAGTTGTGGACTCAAATCGATACATTGTTAAGGCGTATCTGTATAAAAATGCTACAGACACAGTTGCATGGGCCACTGGCCTCGCAGAGGAAACGGTTACTAGCAGAGGTGTCAATCAGACTTCTGCATTGGAGAATTGTGAAACTTCGGCGATCGGCAGAGCACTTGCAAATGCAGGTTATGCTCCTAAGGGAAAGCGTGCAAGCCGAGAAGAAATGACAAAGGTAGTAAAGGCTCCAGCTCCTAAAGTGGAGAAAGACTACTGGACTACACCGTGAGCCTAAGTGTCCAACACTTTGGTATCAGCTCTCAAGTTCAGGCACATGGGAACCACAAAAGGCGAGAGCATAATGGGATACATTGAGATTCATAATGCAGACGGATTAGGTGGATGGGTCAACTTTGATGACATTCCATTCATAGAAATTATCAATTGTCAACTATGTAATGAGCCAACAGAAGCTAGAGACATTGTTGCAAACATTGTGATCAGGGAAGAAAAGCCTGTAGTTGGTGCATGGCAGTGCAGAAAGTGTCACGCAGTAAATGGCTAGTTCAACATACTCTGACGAATGGTACACAGATCAAAAAACGGTAGATAAAGCAATTGCTTTACTCCAGCCTAAACCTAGAAGTGTCATCATTTGTCCTTTTGACACTGACAGAAGTTTGTTTGTTCAGACATTAAAAGAACATGGACACACAGTTGTCCATGGAATGAAAAATTTCCTTGAAGTGGATAACTACCAGTTTGATTATTTGATTACTAATCCACCTTTTAGCCTAAAGGATCAAGTAATAGCTCAGGTTTATAAGTATGGCAAACCTAGCCTTCTGATGCTTCCTTTAGATGTGGTGGCTGGGATCAAACGAAGGGCTTTGTACGAAAAACACGGTTATCCTAAATTTGTAATTCCAGTAAGAAGAATTTCCTATTATGATCAAAACTTAGTTAAAAGGCCAGCAGCTAATTTCTTGTCACTTTTTGTTTTGTTTAACACAAATGAAACTGGAATAGAATGGGATAATGGCTAGTCAACACAGGAAACACAGAGGTTTCCGCACAGAGCGAGTTGTAGCTGAGTACCTATCGACTTGGTGGCAAGGCGCATGTGTGGGAAGGGGTAGTGGCAAAGACATTGTTAATGTGCCATTTGACTGCGAGGTCAAAGCAAGGGTTGGCTTTCAACCATTGG